GGGTGACAGGGCCCTCTTCCTTCTTTTTATACTCTTCTTTTAACATATTTCGTAGATCGGACATTCATAAACCTCAAATGATTTCGTCGGCAATTCCTAACTCAATTGCTTCTTCTGCTGATAAATAGACATTCACTTTGCGTTCAAGCATTTTTTTCATTTGAGATTTGGTCATATTTGTCTCATCTACCAACGAATTAATGTACATTTCTTGCAGGCCCTGGATTGCTTCCATTTCATTAACAAGATTGTGAACGTTTCCGTGGTTGCCGGCAATAACAGAATGAATCATTACGCGGCAGTTTCTTCCAATCTTGCGCTTGCCCTTTGTACCCCCTGCGAGAAGCAGAACTCCGGCAGACATTACCTTGCCCAGACCAATCGTGTTAATTTCTGTCTCTTCCCTCACCTGTCGCATAACATCATATAATGCAAACATGTCATCCGCATTGCCTCCATATGTTGAAACATAAAAATCAATAGGCTTGCGTTCTTCTTTTTTGGGGGTTAGTTTATTCATTTCGTTCATATACAAAAATGAGTGGGCTAACTCGCCAACCTTCTCTTCATCTACATCACCAAAGAGGCCCGTGAGTCTCATATCGGGCTCTGGGGGAGCACCTTTGGCGCCCGGAAGAGACGATGGATCCAATACTACAACACTTTTGTCTTCTTGGATTCCTAACAGACTCTTACAAATTCTCTTAATCATCTTTGCTCCTATACATAATGTTAATAAACTCTTGCTTGTTCGTTTCGAGATACTTCATAGCAGTAGCCCAATCATCAAAATCTAAAACCTCATTAAAAATGTTGCCGTGAACGTTAACTATTTCTTCAATGGATCTTCTTTTATATCTATCTAATTCTTCTGTGTGCAAATATTTAAAAGCACTCAAATTCTGCTCACTCTCTCCGTTTTCCTTCATTACACACAGAGCATAATATTTTGAATGGCTGAAATTTTCAAGGGAACGGGCCACAATTGACAATGCCACAAGCTGAGAAAACCGAACAATTTGGATACTCTTCCTCGTCCCTATCACAAAATAAAATAATTTGCAAGTTGTATACCCCAGAACAAAGAAAAGAAAATAAAGAAAATATTCCAACTGGTTCCCTCCAAAAAAATAACCACCGAGAACTTTTGTCCTCAGTGGTTATAATATAACAGCTTAGAAACTATTTGTCAAGTACTATTTGTTTGTTAATCTTGCGAAAATGCGATCAGTTAACTGCTCCGTCATCTTCTCTCTGCGGTTTTCTTTTACGAGTCGTGCGGCAACGCGCTTGGCAACTTCGTTTACAATGGCCTCATCATCCATTGGTTCTTCTTCGGGAGGGAGTTCAGCCGGTAATTCTTCACCTCCTTCTTCGGCGCCCATTTCTATATCCATTTCCATCTCGGGCTCTCCAAGGTCTTCCTCGTCGCCCTCAACACCTTCAACGTCGGCTTCGACGCCAAGAACCTGTGCCACAGCATCAACGACCTGTGCTAGCAGTTCCTCTCTTTCTGGTGTTTCCATACCGCCCGCATCTTCTTCGTCGCCCATGGGCTCTTCTTCGACACCCATATCCATTTCCATTTCTTCTGGGGCGCCCTCTTCGGGGGGCATCTCGCCCATTTCGGCATCCATTTCCAACTCTTCGTCTTCCTCTTCTGCGATACGGCCACCTGGATGCGTGTAACCCATTTCCTGAATTTTAGTATCGCCCACTCCACCAATGGTGGCCAGCTTCATAAAGCGTCTAATTTCTGCTTCTGTTAATAGTTTCTTGCGAGCCATTATAAATCTCCTTAAAAGTTTTCAAAACTCAATCATAAATAGTAGTTACAAATGATAAACACCTTAAAAAAGCAAATCGTCAATGTTACAGCGCTTTCTTAACTTTTGTAACGCTTGAGTTTCTATTTGTTTTACTCTCGCGAAAGATATTCCCAGTCTATCGGCAACCTCTCTCAGTGTCATTGGTCCGTTTTCATAAGTAGATATTAAACAACAATTTTGTTCTGCTTCATAATCAACCCAATTCCGACACCCCATTTCTTCACAGCACATTTTCTCTTCTATGCACGCTCTCGCACAAGGCAATAAACCATCTCCTTTCATAATTCTGGAAACTCCTGTTCTAATATATCAAAAATGTTTTCTACTTCCCCATCAGACAAAGCAAAGTCTCCTAATTTTTGGGCTCCGGATTTTCGCAGCTTTTCAGATTTCTTCTTTCTTGCTTTCGATTGGGGCTTAAAGCTGTCAACGTAACTGACAATCCTCTCGTCGTCCTCTATATAACCAGTTACAATGTGGCGAAAAAACTTTGCTTGCGTTAATCCGTCTGTCTTTAATCTTATTACAAGTTTGGCATGCCGATGCCCGTTGTCACTAAACATAATCTTTTTATCGAGATTCTTGTAATCTACTTCGGTGGACATTACCACTTCCTCGTAGTAATATGGGTATGGCTCTCTGTTAAGCCCGACGATGTTTGCTGAATAAACTTTGCTGTGGCGTGTAGTTCTTCGATATTTCGAGCCCCAGAATAAGAGAAGCCAGAGCGCATACCCCTTTCAAGATCATTTAAAATATGTCGCATGGGCCCGCGATAAGGAACGCGAGTTGCAACACCCTCAAAAGAATTATAACGGCCGCGCCATTCTACTTGGGCTTCTTTGCTGGCCATTCCTCGATATGATTTCCAACTACTTCCGTCCATATCTTGAAAAATCTTTCCCGGTGTCTCATCCGTTCCAGCGAAAAGAGAGCCACACATCACAGCATCGGCGCCGGCAGCCAAAGCCTTAACAATGTCGCCGGAATTGCGTATGCCACCATCAGCAATAATTTTAATATCTCTATCGGTTTTAGCACAATCAAAAATTGTTTGTAAGCCCGGCATGCCGTGGCCTGTTTGTATTCTCGTTGAGCAAATTGAGCCGCCCCCGATATTACACCGCACGCTGTCTGCTCCCCAATCAGCTAGATCGTTGATTCCCTCAAGGGTTGCAACATTCCCCGCCATTATATGCACATCCTCGCCAAGCGCCAATCGCAAACTTGATAATGCCTCTTTCATCAATATATGATGGCCGTGTGCTATATCAACACAAATAAAATTAACAAATTCATTATTGAGCATTACCGCTCTTTCAATATAATCGCCAGATACACCTACCGCTGCCCCGATCATTAAATCATGACTGGATGTTTTATTAGAATAAGCATACGCTATTTTTATTTGACGTATTTGTTCTTCAATTGAATTGTAGCGATGAATAATTGCTGTTCCGCCGCGAGTGCCCATCGCAACGCCCATGGCCCCCTCAGAAATGGTGTCCATTGGTGAAGAAATAATGGGCAAAGATAATTCTATGCCATTTCCCAAATCACTTGAAATATTAATTTCACTTCTGGAACGAATATTAGAAAATCGGGGTACCAGCAAAACGTCGTCGTAAGACAAGCAGTTTTTAAAACGCGGATTCATCTTCCGCTCGCGATAAAGGCCCTAATTTCTTTTATTGGGTACCAAGTTTCCTTATTCGGATCTTTTGGCTCTTTCATTACGTGGCGCTCGGGTGTCGAGCCGCCCGTCTTTACCATACAAACCGTGGGAACACCAGTAAAGCCGAATATTTTTTCAACTTGTGGGTGATCCGTCACATTGAATGCAAAAAAATGTATATCTTCAAATTCATTGGATAATTCTGTGTATGGATCGTGCAAAGCAACACAATAGTGACAATTATTAGAATAAAATTTGATCACACACGTTGTTTTTTCTGAGACTTTCCCGCGCAATATATGAAAAAGCGCCTTTTTTGATAATCGACTAACCTTCATTTTTATTCTCCTCAAGTTCAATCAGTCTTTCGAGATACCATAGCGCCTTTTTTAAATCTCTCGCTGGATTATCCTTGTGTTGATATCTCGAAATATATTTTATAACATTTCCAGCGTGAAAATTGAGTTGCCAGCTTTCGATTACTTTGATAACTTCGTGGGGATTTTCGGCGCCGCCATAATGTTTTGGATGATCGACACATTCATCATTATAAATGCGCGCATTGATCATCTCCAATCCTTCGTTCCGTCGCTCTTCCGGTGAAACTGAATCAAAAACATCAAGTCTCTTCATATTCATATCTTCCATTAATGGCCTCCTTTGTTTTATCAATACATTCAGGACAAAATAATCTAACGGCTTCTGTCTCGTTGTGGACAACCACACTCCATGAGAATACCATATCTTTATCCTTCTTGTCAAATGTTTTTTGACACGCAGAACAAGAATCGGGCAAATGCCCGAACAGGGCGACCTTTTCTGCCATTTCCTGTTCCGGCTTCGATAGCTTTTTTAATGCGCGGCGCTGCTTACGATTCACGATTTGATGACTCCCATCATCGGGAACCCAGCATCGTGCTTTTTAAACACAACGACCGCTGACGGGAACGGAGCACTATTTTCTCCATTGCCGAACTTCAGCCTGCCCTTTACAAAATAAATAGCATCCGCCCTCATAACATAATCGTGCCAATAGCGCGTATCGGTTCGGGCCGGAATCAAAGCAATGATAATTGTATCGTCCTTCTGTCCTTCTGCATACGCCTTCTTGATCCAGTGCTTAATTTGGCGCCCGTAAGGCGGGTTCATAAATACATTGTTACCAGACCAATCCTTTTCCAACCCACCTTCTGTAAAGTGGTTCTTGACTTTATAATTGGATTTATTAGCGCACGGGTCGAGCGTAAAGTCTCCAAACTTCTCTTCTAACTTGTCAAAGAAATGTTGTGGGGTTGCCCACTCATTTGACTTTGAACTAAACATTGTTTCTTGTGTATTTTTATTCACTTTTGTCCTCTTTCATTGTACATTCACAAACTACATCTTCCATAAGTCCCACGGGGTCGATTCCATAATGTAAAGCAACATCCCAACATGCGTCACTTTGTTCCACGGTAAGAAAATTATCTTCTATATAATATCTGTTGGGATCTACGAAGCGCCATTCTCCTATATTAGAGATGCCAGCCTCTTCATCATAAATCAAAGTCTGCCGTTCACCCGCTGTATCATACCCCAACTGGTGAAGGTTAAGGCAGATATTGTATTTTTCAGTCTGCCACCACTTATCTTCAAATTCAGTTCTTTGAAGGCCCGGATCCCGGCAACCTCCCAAAAATAAAATAGGCACTAAAAGTAAT